ATTAGAAGAACTAATCCAGATAGTAAAATTTGTTTAATTACCAACGATGATGTAGAACAAAAAGAATTGTTTGATGACATTGTACCTATACCATGGGAAGATAAAGCAGAAGAACACAAGTGGAAAGTACAAAACCGTTGGAAGATTTACCATGCTTGTCCATATGATGAAACTTTTGTATTAGACACAGACATGATTGTATGTCATGACCTAACACACTGGTGGAACCTAATGCAAAATTACGAAGTTTTTTACACAACAAACGTTACAGATTATAAACAAAGTAAACTTAATGTAACATATTATAGAAAAATGTTTGAAGCAAACAACTTACCAGACATTTATGTTGCACTACACTATTTTAAGAAGTCTGACTTTGCAAAAAAGTTTTATGAAGCGTTAGAATACACAATGAAAAATTGGGAAGAGTGTTATACAAAGTATGCACCAAAGAAAATGCAAAAGATTGCCAGTGTAGATGTGTGTACAAGTATTGCAATTAAGATGTTAGGTGTAGAAAACAAAGTTACAAACAAGACTTTAGCATTTCCTACGTTCGTTCATATGAAGCCTTATGCACAAACTTGGAATACACAAACAAAGAAGTGGCAAGATCGTGTAGGTTGTTTTGTTAATGACGATGCACAGTTAAGAGTAGGCGGGCATTTACAAGACACAGTGTTTCATTATACTGAAAAAGATTTTACGGATAGATTTTATGACAGATATGCACAAAGATGAAGTACAAACATATATAGAGTTTGATCCTAAGACAGGAAACATTCAAACTATTACCTCCTATCCTCAGAACCAACACATAGAAGTTAATCCTGATGATGTAAAAGGATTATTAGATGGCTCAGAAAACTTCTTACACTACAAAGTACAGTTCAACCCAACTTCAACCATGTATGAACTTGTCAATGTGTATGATGAAGAACGTTTCGAATACAATGTACACAACAGCATATACAAAGTACCTACAGATATTGAAGCAGACATTAATATTATAAAAAATTACAAAACAAAAACATGGCAACTACAGTTTGGCAAACTATTTTCCAAAACATTAGAAAAGAATAGTGTAACATTACAAACTGTTAAAAATTTTAGCGTAGTTGCTAAGAACGATCCTTATAAACTACATAGAACATTACGATTTAATTTAGCAGATACAAATTTAGACTTGCAATTTGATCAAGATGATGCTATAATAACACAATACGACTTATATACTAACAAGTTGTTCAACAGTTACAGCACAGGAGTCATTAATGATTAAGATTGCAGAACAAGATATTATTTTTTTAAGTTACGATGAGCCTAATGCTGAAGAAAACTGGGCAGACTTAAAAAGAAAAGTGCCGTGGGCAAAACGTGTACATGGTGTAGAAGGTAGTGATGCCGCACACAAGGCATGTGCAGACTTATCAGAAACTAAACACTTCGTTACAGTTGACGGAGACACTATTGTTGATCCTAAATTTATAGAAGTAGTATTAGACTTAGACAAGTTAGGTGTAGATGACGACTATCAGTTTAGTTGGTGTGGTAAGATTGACGTCAACGGACTAATGTATGGTAACGGTAGTTTAAAAATGTGGACTAAAGAGTTTGTTAAGAATATGAAAACTCATGAAAACACAGATGGTTCTGATGATACACAAATAGAATTCTGTTACTTTGACAACTATTATCAACTCAACGAAAATTATAGTAAAAGTATTATTACTGCTACTCCACACCAAGCATGGCGAGCAGGATTTAGAGAAGGTGTTAAGATGTCATTGGATAGAGGAACACCTATTAATGACTTGAAAGAGTTATGGTGGCAGAATTATCATAGATTGTTAGTCTGGATGATGGTAGGTGCAGATGTTGAAAACGGTTTATATAGTATTCTTGGTGCAAGACAAGGTTGTTATAAAACAATGTGTACCGAATGGGATCATACGCAAACAAGAGATTTTTTATACTTAAATAAACTGTGGGAAGAAAGCGATTTTCACAGTGGTAATGTTGTGGATCGTATTACAGATATAGGAACTTTAATTAGAAATGAATTAGATGTTCCTCTTGCAGTACATCCATATGATAATGAACAAAGTGAATTTTTTAAAACTGTTTACAAAAATAGTGATAGGGTGATTAGACGAAAATGAAAATTAGGTACTATCGAAATATCAAGGGGTGGCGTTGGTTAGGATTTTTTCTTGCCATGGCATCTGCTTATATTTTAAGTAGTGGTAATCCTGACTACCAAGTTATGGGTTGGAGTGTTGCATGTTTTAGTTGTGGCATTTGGATTTACATGGGTTGGAAAGACGGAGATACACCACGTGCATTGATGGAACTGTTTTATTTGGTACTTGCTATACGTGGAATTATTAACTGGATTCAATGAGCGAAGTAGAAAGAATAAAGCAGATAATGCCAGAGGTCGACAAGATCTCTCCTACCTTCTGCTTGGCTAAATGGCACCACGTAACAATATATTTGCAAACAGGCGAAACACACAGTTGTTATCACCCAGCACCACATAAGATTCCACTTGAAGGATTAATTGACAATCCAAGTCAACTACACAATACACCGCAAAAGAAACAAGAACGTAAACAAATGCTTGAAGGCGAAAAGCCAAGCGGTTGTCAATACTGTTGGAATATTGAATGTATGGGTAAAGACTATATTAGTGATAGGCATATTAAAACAGCAAGTATATACACACCTAAACGTATTGAAGAAATAAAAAGTAATCCATGGGATTATAATATTAATCCAGAATACATTGAAATAAATTTTAGTAATGAATGTAATTTTAAATGCGGTTACTGCCATCCTAAGTTTAGCAGTAGATACTATAACGAAATTAAAAAAGAAGGTCCATATACAGATGTATCTGCACACCGTAATGACATTGATTGGTTTGAATTATATGAAGAAGAAACTAATCCTTATGTAGAAGCATGGTGGAAGTGGTGGCCAGAAGTTAGTAAGACACTAAACATCTTACGTGTTACAGGCGGCGAACCTTTAATGCACAAAAGTACTTGGCGTTTGTTTGACGAACTTGAAGCAAATCCTAAACCACATATTCAAATTGAAGTAAACAGTAACATGGGTGTTAAGGAATCTCTTGTACATAAACTTGTAGAACGTGTAAAAGAACTTAAAGCAAAGAACTGTATAAGAAGTTTCAAATTATACACAAGCATAGATACTTGGGGACCTAAAGCAGAATACACAAGACGTGGATTAGATATTGAACTATGGGAAAAGAATTTAGATTACTATCTAACAGAACTTGGTTATCCTGTAACGTTTATGATTACATTTAACTTGTTTGCTGTAACGAGTTTTGATTTATTGCTTAATAAAATACTTGAATGGCGTAAGAAGTACACAAGATCTAATGCAGGTGTACAATGGCAAAACATTAGATTTGATACTCCTTATCTAAAAGAGCCAATACAGTTTGACATGAACATATTACCTAAGGATCAGTTTGTTCCGTACATGACAAGGCACCTACAGTTCATCGGAGACAACGTTGATGACAATGACCGCCATAAGTTTAGTTTGTTGGAGTATGAGCGTTTTAGACGTGTTGTAGACTATATGCGTACAACTACTTACGATGATAAGAAGTTAGCAATAGGACACAAAACTTTTTATAATTGGTTTACGCAATATGATAAACGTAGTGGTAGTAGTATTGTTAAAACGTTTCCGGAACTTAAAGAATTTTATGATTCTTGTAGATCTTAGAAGCAAGAATTTGATTGTGTGTTAACACAGCATTCATTTCATTTAACATTTCTTTACAGTCATCAATACTTAATAACTTAATGCTATCTAACAAGTAACGTATTTTGTTCATACGTTTTGTATGATCTTCTTCAGTATCGTAACTTTCGTCCCAAGTAAATGTTTTAAATCCTAACTCACGAATGTATTCTAATGTATAAGGTGGTGCAACGCAAACAAAAGGACGTTTATGTATCATTGCGTTAACAGTTTTCTCACTAAAGTTTCCTGTAGGCTGATAGAAACGTGTTTCGTTTGCTACAACGCAAAAACTTTTTTCATAGTAAGCAGATAAACTTGCTGGACCGTTTAGTTGTCCTATAGGCCATTTTTTATGTGCAGGGTCTATACTTTGTAATTCTGTATCAATGCTTAATGCTGGATCACTAAATGCCCAACTATAGTAACCTGGTGTATCTTGTAAGTGTTCTATTATTAAACGTCTGTGTAAACTATAACGCCAATTAGGACAAATAAAGTGTTTATCAATATTGTTGTTAACATTAACAATACCGCCGTTGAATTGATTGCGTAAAAATATATCAAAGCATTTAAGTTCAAACGGATAGTAGTCTATATGTTTGTTTACATTGTAATCACAAGTGTATACAGTAATTTCTGCATTTAATTTTTTACTAAATTCTAAAATACTATCTAATTCATCAGCACGTAATTTTTCTCCGCCTTGAAATTCGCTAAAGAAATCTCTGTTATGCTTTTTACCATCTTCGTATAATGTTAATGGTTCGTACAAATATATGTTAAGTTTTTTAAGTTTCTTTAACATTTTAGGAGTAAGAGGAAACTTATCAAAGTCTATATTATTTGTACCTGTGTATATAATAAAAGGATCTTTAGGAAACCAATGTTCAAATAGTTCAGTAAACATTGAACCTAACTTTGTAGATTTTACAGGAAGGTTACCCCAGAATATATCTTGTTTGAACATTACCAGTAAGTGCCGGTGATTTGTAAAGTGTATCTTGGATCAACTCCAATGTTGCTGGCCGCATGTGGAGTATCAGGTTGCCATAAAACATATTCACCTGCTTTCCAATTTACAAATGCTTTGCTATCTACTTCAAAGTAGTGTCCTGGTTTCCAGTCTTCTAAGAAAACAATAGCACGTCTTACTTCGTTACGTTCTTTGTTAAACACTTTACAATATGTATTATAATGATCAACGTGTGTAGGCATGATATCTAACGTATCCATTTTGTAAAATACAAAACCAGGATTATGTAAATTAAGTAATTGTGCTACTTGAATTGCATAGTCAGGCATTGTATTACGACTGTCATACATTTTGCCTGTTGTATTTTCATGCGTATAGCCTTGCTTACGCCAAGCGTCAGACTCAGCACCTGTAATAGGTTGTCTAACGTAATTGAAGTATTTGTATCCTTCGTCCCATAATACAGGACATTTACCTTTAGTCCACATCTCTTTTTGTATCCAATGTTACGCAGTGAAATCCACCGCCAAGTGTACGTTGATGTCGCATTGGTAACATAGCACACTCTATTCCTTGGTGCTCAAGAAGGTGTCTTAGATCCTCTTGGTGTTCTTCTAATGCAACTAACTTTGTATTTACACTAAACAAGTTCATGTTAATCCACGTACTTGCATTACACCATTTAGGATAGTGGCCAATGTCTACAGGTTCAGGACACCATATAATATCCCAATTTCTAAATGGCTCAGGTAAATCTTCTCTTACTTTTATTCTACTTGGATTAACAAGTAATAACCCTTCACGTAAAAATGCAACAGTACTGTCAATATGCATGTAACTATAAACATTTTGTAATAGGTTTACTTTAGCAGTAGCACCTAAGGCACCTTGTAATAAATTTGCACCTAACTTGTTTGCACTATTACTAACCAAGTATAACAGTTGGTCGTTTGCACGAATTATATTCGCGGCATCAAAAGCAGGACTGTATTCATTAAGTGCTAAAATATCTTTATTGCCAATACATTCTTTATTGTATAATTGACTTTCGTTGAAGCAACGTATTTCTTTTGGGTTATCTAAATGATCTTCAAATGCTCTCCACTCGCCTTTTCTTGCACGTATAGGCATTGGTGTAGCAAGTGTTAGGTTACCATGTATAAACACACTGTCTCGAGGACAGTAATTATAGTAATGACAATCTGTTTTCTCTGGACGTACAACTTCTACACTTTCTGCTTGTAAAAATTTTACAAATGTTTCTAAGTCTTCATTTGCTTCTTCAATAACTTTACTTGGGTAAGGACCTTTGATAATTTCTGTTTCGTCTTTTTTATCTGCAAAATTAACACAACGTAAACTAATATCTATATCATAAGGTATCTTGGCTTTGTCTGCAATGCCAACAATTACTTTTCTAAGTTGTCCCCATTCGTTTGTGTTCATTTAAAAACCTTCATGTCTGGAAGATATGGATAATCATTACTGCTCCATTCCTTTGTTGGTTCAGTAACGTTTTCTAATTTTTCAATACCAAGTTGTGCAGTTTCTGGAGTCATATAATAATGATATCCTATGTATTGAATGTCTTGTTCGCCCCATGGCTTATCATCTGTTCTACCATCATGTGCCATTGCTTTTAATACTGCATAGTCTGTTTCATTAGGACATAATATTGCACCGCCTCTACCTAAACTTAACATTTTCTTATGTTGAAAACTCAAACACTTATAGGTGTTAGGCATGTAACTATTACGTTTGAAACTAACAGCACCGTCTATAATTCTTGTACCACCTAATACATATTCTTCATTCCAAGAAGCATCAACAAACTCCCAATCAATGTTTAACTTCATTAATGTAAATGGAATACTAATATACGTTCTTGTAGGTATCTTTACGTGGTTAGGCTTTAGATATCGTAAACAAAGTTCAATAGAATGGGTACAACTATCCGTTGCAACGGCAAATGGTGCATTATAATACTCTGCAATGCGTTTTTCGAACTCTTTCACGGTTTCAAACATACACATATTTATATGCGTAGTTAATAAGTAATAGTGTGAGTGAAATTATTAAATTATCCGTATGGTCTGAAAAATATCAAAATATTGGAGAGAACGCATGAATATAGGATTTTTAGGAGTCGGTAAACTCGGTATACCATGTGCAGAAGAAATAGTCAAAAAAGGTCATACAGTTTTTGGTTATGATACTGCTAAAATTACCAGCGAATTAATTATACAAAAGCCTACAATCAAAGATGCAGTAACTGGTGCAGACATTGTGTTTGTTGCAGTACCAACACCGCATCACGAAGATTATGACGGTAAACGTCCTACAAGTCATTTACCACCAAAAGATTTTAATTACGATATTGTAAATGATGTTCTTGAAGAAGCAGACATGCATATGACAAAGGATCAATTGCTTGTTCTTATCAGTACAGTATTACCAGGTACAACACGTAGAGAATTTGTACCACGTGTTACACATACACGTTTTGTATATAACCCATATCTAATTGCAATGGGTACTGTGGGTTGGGATATGATTAATCCTGAGATGGTAATGATAGGAACTGACGATGGTAGCGAAACAGGTGATGCAAAACAATTAAAAGAATTTTATCAAAGCATTATGGAAAATGACCCACGCTATGTTATAGGAACATATGACGAGTGCGAATGTATCAAAGTGTTTTACAATACATTTATTTCTACTAAATTAAGTTTTGTTAACATGATTCAAGATGTTGCACAACGTCAAGGTAACATTAATGTTGACGTAGTAACAAAAGCCTTAGCAGAAAGTACACAACGTATAATGAGTCCTGCATATATGACAGCAGGCATGGGTGATGGTGGTAGTTGTCACCCAAGAGATAATATTGCTTTACGTTACATGGCAAAAGAATTAAATTTAGAATATGATATTTTTGATAACATTATGAAAGCAAGAGAAATACAAGCAAAAAATCTTGCAAAGTTTGTTGTTGAAACAAAAAAGAAATATGGCGGAAGTATTTTCTTAAATGGTATATCATACAAACCAGGCGTACCTTACATTGACGGAAGTTATGCACTACTTGTTGATCACTATGTTAAGGAACTTGGACACAGTATGATTTACATTGATCCACTTGCAAGTGAAATGCCAAGTAGTCAAGTAAGCCTTGGAGGTATTATTTTACTTGCACACCCAACCCCGTACTTAGAATACTCAACAGACTCAGTGTTTATTGATCCGTGGAGAAAAATGAAACCTAATTCTAAGTATCTTGTCATACAATACGGAAACACAAGATAATGTTTTACACTAAGGATCATCCGTTATTATATTTTCCTGAAATAGCAGGTAAAAGTTTACAATGGTATTGTGGTGACGATTTAGAAAACTACAATCAGTACAACAAAGAAGGTTGGGAGTATCATAATACTGCTGATAAGTTAGAATACAACTTTAACAGTCTTGGATATCGTACAAAAGAATTAACGGGTCTTAATAACGATTATATTTTAGTGTTCGGGTGCAGTTATACTGAAGGCGTAGGTTTATACGAAGAACAAATATGGTGTAATAAAATTAGCAAGATGTATGATATAGACGTAATAAACTTAGCCAAAGCAGGTACAGGACCTGATATTGTTGCGTTAAATACACAATTATTCATAAAGAACAAATTTGTACTTCCTAAATGCGTCTTAATTCAATGGCCACAATCGTCACGAAAAAGTTTTGCATACACTGAAAAGAAATTGTTTACTAATCAAATAAGATTAGAAGATAGGAATATTATGTTCCTTCCAGACGGAACTGAAGAAGAATACGAAATGATGGACTCAGTTTGGTACCACAAACGTTGGGTTCATGAACAAGGACAAATGAATTATGAGAATTTGTATCATCTAAATAGTGTAAACAATATATGGAACGCACTTGGTGTGCCTGTACATAATTGGACATTCCAAGCAGACTTTAAAACAAAGTATGACAAAGATATGGTACAAACAGTAAAAACAAAGATGACTGGTCGTGCAAGAGATGAGGCCCATGACGGAGAAAGCATACACGACCAAGTTGTCGCACAAATAAAGGATAAAGTAAAATGTATGATATAGTCTTCATAAGTTACGGCGAACCAAACGCTGATGAAAACTGGAAACATATTAAGCAAATGTTTCCTATGGCGAAACGTGTAAAAGATGTTAAAGGTTTACATCAAGCACACATTGCCGCGGCTAAAAAATGTTTTACAAAAATGTTCTGGGTTATTGATGCTGATGCAGAGTTAATGCCAGACTTTGATTTTAATTTTGAGGTTTCCGAGTGGGATTTAGAAACAGTGCATGTATGGCGAAGTATAAATCCGATCAACGACTTGGAATACGGGTATGGAGGTGTAAAGTTATTACCGCGATCACTCACACTGAACATGGACACTTCCATGCCCGACATGACTACAAGTATCAGTGATAAGTTCAAAGCAATGCCAGAGATAAGTTGCGTAACAGGATTTAACACTGATCCTTTGAGTACTTGGCGTGGAGCATTTAGAGAATGTGCAAAATTAGCAAGTAAAACTATTCCAGGACAAGTAGATGAAGAAACAGAGAAGCGTTTGGAAACATGGCTTACTGTTGGTGCTGAAAGACAGTACGGAAAGATTGCAATGCACGGAGCGGCATGTGGTAAGCAATTTGGAGAACACTATAGAGGCAATGTAGAAGCACTTGCAATGTTAAATGATTTTGATTATTTAGAAGAGGAGTTTAATGAACACAAAGATTCCTTTTAAGGATATTGTCAGCCTTGGACAAAAGACAATGCTGGATACTAATCTATTCAGCGTTAGTTGGATCCTCGGCAGGTTTTGTAATTACAAGTGTAGTTACTGTTGGCCTTATGCTAACACTGACAAGCCAGACTATCAGGAATTAGAAATCTATAAAACATCTATTGATGAAATTAAGAAACAAGCAAAAGCAAATGGCTTTGACAAGTTTCATTTTAGTTTTAGTGGAGGAGAGCCTACAGCATACAAAGGCTTTTTAGATTTAGTTAATCACTATGAAGATTATGAAAGTGAATACCTAAGCATACACATGACAAGTAATTGTAGTCCAGCAAAGAAATGGTGGAAGAAGTTTTTAGATGTTACAGATGTTATGGACAGAAGAAGTATTACAGCAAGTTTTCATGCAGAATTTGCAAATGAAAAAGAATTCGGAGATAAACTTTTATATCTCCAAGACGAAGGTGTACTTGTAACTATTAATCAAGTTATGGTACCCGAACTATGGGAGGAATATTATGCCAGAAGTAAAAGATTTATTGAACGGGGTTTACACGTTACTCTTAAGCCTCAGTCTGATCCTACCGCTTCTTTTGTGGTTGATGGTTATACCGAGGAACAAAAAGAAATATTGCGTACCGAAAGCGAACAATCGGTCCATCAAGTATCGCTCAAAGATGTTAATGGAGTAGAATACAGTATTGACCAAGCAGAAAGATTAAATGCTTTTGGTTTTAATAAATTTAAAGGTTGGGAATGTAATAGCGGATATCAAAGTTGTATAATTAGAAACAATGAAGTTAAACGTAGTTACAGTTGCCATGATACACCATTAGGAACATTAACTGAAGGGTTCAGTTTGTTTGATAAGCCAATGCCTTGTATTACACCAAGTTGTGTAAGCAGTGCAGATAGTAAAATACCAAAGAGAAAAATATGAAAATAGGAATAGCAGGATACGGATATGTCGGTAAAGCCATTGCCGAATCTATGAAAGACAAATACGAAGTGCTAATTAACGATCCAGCACTTGGTCATAAAGCAAGTTTTAAAGAAGTACAGGCACTTATAGTGTGTGTAAGCACACCAAGAAGTTCAGCAGGTTATTGTGTAATGGATAATGTGTATCAGGTAATAGAAAAAGCATCTAATGAGATTCCTATACTAATTAAAAGCACAATTAGTCTTGAAGGTTGGCGTATGCTTAAAGATACGTTTCCTGAAAAGGAAATAACATTCAGTCCAGAGTTTTTAACTGCCGCAAATGCAAACTCAGACTTTGCAAACACGCAACAAATTTTACTTGGTGGAGATAATACACAGTTTTGGTCAGGATTTTTTGTAGACTTACTTGGTACTGTTGATGTAAAGATTGCAGATCCAGAAGATCTTGTAATAGCCAAGTATGTACGTAACAGTTATCTTGCATTAAAGGTTACATATTTTAATCAGTTGTATGATTTCTGTGAAAAAGCAGGTGTAGACTTTGAACAAGTAAGGAAATATGTTGCAGATGACTCTCGTATAGGATACAGTCATACTAATGTAACAAAAGAACGTGGATTTGGTGGGCATTGTTTTCCTAAAGACGTAGATGCGTTCTTACATCAAGCAAAAGGATATAATACTGAACTTTCACTGCTTGAAGAAGCAGTTAAATATAATAGTAAGATTAGAAATGAAAATTGATATTCAAGATATTAAGTTCTGGATGGACGCAATTCGCAATAGCGAAGATAAAGATCGTACATTAGAAACTTTCTGGGGTGGTCAAATACAATCCAAGTTATGGTTGATTGAAACTGTCGCTGAAAAAAACAAAATGATCCGAAATGCTGAAATTGTTATACATGGAGGTTGGAATGGATTGTTAGCAAGTATGCTATTCAACAGTGAAATAGGTATTAAGAAAGTTGTAAGTGTTGATGTTGATCCTGTATGCAAAGAAATTGCAACTACAGTAAACAAGAGATACGAAATGGAAGGTAAGTTTGAAGCAGTAACCTGCGATATGGTAGATTACGAATACACAGCAGAACCATACATTGTAATTAATACAAGTTGCGAACATATTACACAAGACAAATACAAAAAGTGGTTAGCAAAAGTTCCTGATTCAGCACAAGTTGTTGTACAAAGTAATGACTACTATGAATTAGAAGAACATATTAACTGTTGTAAGAACTTAGAACAGTTTGCAAGACGAAGTTTGTTAGATGTAGATATTAAAGACGAAATAGAATTACCCAAATATAAACGTTTTATGGTTATAGGAAAGAAAAAATGATTCACAGACTTACACAATACGGTCAACTTATAGAATTAGACATCACAACAGATGCTGAGGCAATGATTGCTTGGGCAAATGAATTTGATTGGGTAAAATATAATCCACGTAAGGATATTAATCGTTGGGGTTTAAGTATTACAAGTTTAGATGGCGGTATTACAGGTGTACCAGACTTAGATAGTTTGTATGAATATAACAAAGAAAACAAAACAGGATATAACGAAAAAGATTTTAATGTGCCTACACCAGTTCTAAACAAACAAATAGAAGAAGTGTTAGAACCTTGGAAGGACAATTACTATAGAACACACTTTTTAAAGTTTGGTCCAGGCGGATTCTTTCCTCCACATAGAGATTGGAACTACAGTTCAGGTAGAGCAGACAGTTTTAGATTGATAATGCCTTTGCGTAATGTTAATCCACCTTATTTTAATTTTGTATTAGAAGATAAAATGCTACATTGGGAAGTAGGTAGACTATACTTTGTAGATACTTTAAAAATGCACTACCTATTCAATAGTGGCTTTAATGATAGTTACTGGTTAATTGTAAATGTTGATCTAAATCCAGACACTGTTAATGCTACACTTGGGAGATTAAATCAAAAGTAATGTATAACTACGAAGATATTACATCAATACATTTAGAAGTAACTTCTAAGTGCCAAGCAAGATGTCCTATGTGTCCAAGACGATTACATGGCGGACCGTTACTTGAAGGCTTAGACTTGGAAGAAATATCTATTGACACTTTTAAGGAATGGTTTCCTGTAAGTTTTGTACAACAATTAAAGTTTCTTAATATGTGTGGTAACTTGGGCGATCCTATTGTTGCAAAAGACACATTAGAAATTTTTAGATATCTACGTGAAAACAATTCAGAAATGACATTGCAAATGCACACTAACGGAAGTGGTAGAACTAAAGAGTGGTGGCGCGGACTTGCAGAACTAAAAGTAAAAGTTGTGTTTGGCATTGACGGACTTGGAGATACTCATGCACTATACAGAATAAACACTAACTGGGAAAAGATTATTAACAATGCATCACAGTTTATACACGTAGGCGGAGATGCACGTTGGGACATGCTTGTATTCAAACATAACGAACACCAAGTTGATACTTGTGAAAAGATGAGCAAGGAGTTAGGATTCAAAGGATTTAGTATTAAACATACAACAAGATTCAAAGACGGTAGGTTTGATGTGCTTGATGACAACTACAAAATCACACATACCTTATTGCCGTCAAGTAAGAGTCTTGAAATGATTGCTCCGGCAAAAGAAGCACAACAAGAAAAGTTGCCTTTAATTACTTGCAAAGCAAAACAAGATAATCAAATGTACATAAGTGCAAATGGTAATGTTAGTCCTTGCTGTTGGTTAGACTTAGAATGGTTACCACAGCACAGTGGTAGTAGAATAGATTACATGGTAAAGATTGGTAAGTTTCCTAACTTGCATAAACAATCATTTAAAGAAATATTTGACAGCAACTTCTTTAGTAGTATTAGTGGTTGTTGGACTTCAACAGGACTTGCAGAATGTTCTAAACAGTGTGGAAAGTTTGACAAACTAAATGCACAGTTTGAAAGGAAGGAACATGTCTAAAACATTTTGTCCTTTACCTTGGATACATTTAGCAACAAGACCTAACGGCGATGTTAGAGTTTGTTGTACTGCTAATGCATCAGGTGCAGGAGTTGAAGATGACAAGACAGCAGGACTTGTTAAGAAAGACGGAGTAAGCATGAACTTGCGTGAACACACTATTGAAGAAGTATGGAATAGTGAACACATGCGTCGAACAAGATTGCAAATGTTAAATGATGAGATACCAGCAAGTTGTCGTAAATGTTTTGCAGAAGAAAGCAAAGGTATTGTTAGCAAACGTCAATGGGAAACAGAAGTATGGAAACAACGTTTAGACATAGATAGTATTGTAGCAAAAACAGGAGAACAAGGTGACTTACCTGTAAATGTTCCTTACTTTGATTTACGTTTAGGTAATGTATGTCAACTTAAATGTGTTATGTGTAGTCCACATGATTCAAGTAGTTGGATTAAGGAATGGAAACTAAATCATCCTAAGTATACAAACAAAGATTTAATTAACGATCAAAGTTGGAATGAAGACTTTGATTACACTTGGTATAAGAAAGGATCGTTTCTTGATTCTATGAAAGACCAAGCACAGCACATCAAAGAATTATATTTTGCAGGTGGCGAGCCTCTAATGATTCCTGAACACTATAACATATTACAATTTATGGTTGATGAAGGACATGCTGAAAATTGTTGTATTAGATATAACAGTAATGGACTTGTATTGAAACCTGAACTGTTTGTGTTATGGCAACACTTTAAAGAAGTAACATTTAACTTTAGTATTGATGCATATGGTGAAAAGAATGATTACATACGTCACCCAAGCAAATGGGCAGACATTGAAAAGAATATAAAAATACTTGATTCAAGTAATGCAAATATTAATATTAACATAGCGTCAGCAGTACAGATGTTTAATGTAGCACATCTTGATGAACTTGCTGAATGGAAACTTGATCAAAAGTTTAGTAAAGTAAATGCACAAACACAAGGCGGTATGATTAGTACACACCTTGTATACTTTCCGTCTTACTTAAATGTACGAGTGTTACCAGAAGAGTATAAACAGTTTGCTAAAAAACGCATTGAAGCATTTATAGAAAGACAAAAATTTAACACACAATGGATTCAACACCCAATGGGCCAAGTACGTTGGGAAGGTTTAATAAAATATATGATGGAAGAAGACTGGTCAGCAAAGTTACCTCAAACACTTGATTACATAAGAGTACTTGATGAACAACGTGGATTAGACTACACTAAAATATTTCCTGAACTTGGAGAGGCTTTATGCAAGTAGGATTAACAGGACACAAAGCAGGAATTGGAAAAGCATTTTACGAATTATACAAACATGATTATGTTTGGGTACTGCTTGACAGAAATGAAGAATGGGCATGTGATGTAAGAGATACTGGAAAAGCATTTGATCATTTACGTGATGTTGATATCTTTATTAACAATGTTTACTGTGAAAATACACAAAGTACACTGTTTGATATGTGGAGTGTGTTTAATCAAGACAAAGACAAGTTATGTGTAAACATAGGATCAGTTGTTGCAAATACTACAAATGATATTTTCTTTGAAGAAGATTATTACAAAAACAAATTAGAACTACACACAAAAACACATCAATGGAATAGTTTAAGACCTGAGTGTAAAGCAAGTCTTGTTGTTCCTGCATTTTGTGATACAGACTTTGCAGGCAAAGATGTTTATAAAAGCAAAGAAGTATTAGAAGAACTAAGAACAAAGTTTCATTATTTTAAAAAACAACACAAATTATTAAAACCAGAATCAGTTGCAAAAGTAATTAAGTTTATAATTGATGAATGGGAAAGTGGAAACCATATCAATACATTAGAGATGAGAAATTGAAATTAGAATATGTAGACATAACGAAAAAAGATTGGTTCCTTGTTAGTTGGACTCTCAGCAACAAGTGTAACTATCGTTGTGAATACTGTCCAGACATTTTACATAACGGAAGTACAGGACAACCTAAATGGGAAACTGTAAAAAACTTTGTTGAAAAATTAAAAGTACCTAAGACAATGTGTTACAGAATAAGTGGTGGAGAACCTACATACTGGAAACACTTTATTGATCTTGCAAAACTTGTAAAAAAACAAGGACACTATTTTAGTTTTGTCACAAACGGAAGTCAACGTGTAAAGTATTACAAAGAAATTAGTAATTACACAGACGGATTTATTATTTCGTATCATCCACAATACGCAGACGTAGAACATTTTATTGAAGTAGCAAACAGTGTTGACTGTCCCGTTGCTGTACACCTAATGATGGTACCAGAAAAATTTAATGAGTTAGAAAGCATTGCTAAACAGTTATATGAAGGTAGTGATAATCTTACAGTTGAGCCTAAGGTGATCGTAGACAAAACAAGTCAAGAACACGTAACAAATGAAGTTACAGTTTACACACCAGAGCAAAAAGATTTGATCAATAACTGGAAGTACAAACGAGAGTTTGACTTTAGTAATTTACACCGCGGAGAGTTACTACTAAATAATTCAGTAGTTACTGCTAACGAAATCCTACTGCAAGAAAAAAATATGTTTAGTGGTTGGAAATGTTGGGCAGGTATTGATGGAGTAAATGTAGATATGTGGGGTAACCTATATAGAGCAGATTGTCAATTCGGCGGTGCGTTAGGTAACCTTGAACGTTATAAATTACCCACTGAGCCAATAGTATGTGGTAAAAGTGTGTGTAGTTGTTTAAGTGATATATTCATTAGGAAGGAAGTTGGATGACAAACGTAACACGCAAAGATGCATATAGAGTTTTTTGGTTAGTAAAAGGTCACTTTAATGCAACAGAAGATTGTATCTTTGATTGTTATGATAGTTATTTTAAAAGAGTTTGGTACATGGAAGAAACATATTTACATGAAGAAGGTTTTGAAGAAGCATACGCAAAGGTAACAAACACATATACTCAACGTGCTTGGGACAGAACAGTTGGTTATGGAACAGTGCCAGAGGAATACAAATGCGAATAGTTGTAACAGGTAATCCTAAGTATGAAGGATTATGCTCAGGTATATGGGAAGCCTACAGTCGTAATCAAGTAGAATTTATTGGTAGATGGAATGACTGGGATCTTACAGATGCTGACGCAGTAGCAGAATACGTAAAAGATCATAATGTATTTGTAAACAGTCAATACGGTCCTAATGGCGAACAAGTAGAATTGTTACGTAAGGTATATGAAAAGTTTAATGGTGAACACATTATTAATATTTCAAGTACAACAAGTTATTGGGGTGACGGTTATAATCCAGGCGACTATCTTAAAAACAAAACTGAACTTGATGAATTAAGTAAGAAGTATTCACAGTACGGAACATTTGGTAGTAGCAAAATTCGTGTAAGCAATATTGCGTTTGGTCAACTTGCATCACAAACACAATTAGATAAAAGCACTAATAATAAAATTAGTTTACTTGAAGCAGGTAAACTTGTTAAATGGGTAATTGATAGTCCACGTAGTTACAACTTACACTATATGGCACTTGATCCTATACAAAGAGATCTTTAAGTTCCGGACAAAAATTTAAAACACTTGTATCTCTAATCTTATCTAAATCCTTAGTATAGTTTACAAACATATCTAATAGTTTACTATTGTTTTGTTCGTATGTTATGTTAGGCAACTTATGTTTAATGTTGTGTAATATTTCATTAGGCAATACACGTGGATTCAAATAGGCAGGTTGTGCTACAACATTATTAAAGTATATACTCCAATTATCTTTTTTGTTAGCATCAAACCAATCTTGTATTTTATCCAAGTGTGAAATGTTATATGCCATTACAGTTACAGCAATAATAATTCTATCAAAGTCATATTGTTTTAAATTATCATTTAGTTGTTCAAACGTAAAGTTCTTTCCACCTCTAATGTATTCATACAATCCATCAGTACCTTCAACACTTACAGTCCATTTAGTTTCGCCATAATGTCTTGCAAGTTCTTGTACTTCCTCATCAACGATCGTACCATTCGTAGTCCAGTCAAGTGTAACATTTTTTGCAACTCCTAAGTCTATAAACTTCTGCAATATCTTTTTGTTTGCAGGTTCCATATAAGGCTCTCCGCCTTTAATACTAAGATAACGTAACCCCATAAACGGAGTAGGATCTTCAAATAGTCTTTGTATTATTTGTTCACTTTTATTAACATATCCAAACTCTGGATTGTCAATTCTTCTATGATATGGGTTACCATTTTTTGCAAGTTTCAATTCGTCCTTGACCCAAGCACTTGAATTGATTCCATCGCACATACGGCATTTCAAATTACAAATATTACTCATATTGAACTCCAAAAATTTGATATCGTGGAAGTTTTTTGAGTAATCATTATTGGATCCTTCAAGCATAGGATTCAAAATATCACGGAAGAATAATCTTCGGCTATGACCTACTGTAGCCTCTTTTAAAGCACATTGTTGGCACTCGGGCGGTAACACTCCATTACGGATACTATCCTTTGTGTATGACGCTGTAAATGCGTTTAAGACGGTGTTTAAGGGCTCTTGTAGCACGTTTCCGTAGCGGTTTGTGTACACACCATCGGGTACAATATCGCCGTTAAAACGTACCAAAATACTATGCCAAGGTGCGTAACATTTCATCGAATTTCTCTCCAAAAGCAGACCTTAAATCGCTTTCCAATTTATCAAAAACCACATTGGGTTGATACACACCTACATTGTCCCAATCAATTAATTCATAGGAATCACCCTGTACAATAATGTTACTGAGTACCCAATCTCCGTGTGCAAATGGTTGTGTTTCATTTATGTTCTGTAAACAAAAGTCGTATATGCTTTTTACAAATTCAGGTGTGTGCGGTAGTGTGTTTGCTACAGTGCCTTCGATAATTTTAGTATCAATAAACATTCTGCCACCTTCAACACCATGATTAATAATGTAACCAGGACGCACTTCTTCCATTATATCAATATGGTCGTCAAGCCATTCTTGATTTGTAAAGTCCCATTGCTTACGATAAAAGTTTGCACCTTTGTAAACACGTCTTAGTTTTTCTTTATTTTCCTTTATTAATTCCATATGCTTCTGCAACTTCAGGAATGTAATCCTGTATGTGGCATCCTCTTAATTTATCAAATGTTTTTATCCAATGTAAAAATGCATTTTGTTGTACTTGATCTGGTTCTTGGTTTACCCAATACTTAAATTTTTCTGGCGAAAACTTTTTAATTGTATCAGGTGCATTCTTTGAATCAAAGTATGTAGGATGAAAAAGTAAATTATCAAACACATCAAAGTCATTTGTTTTTGCCCATGCAACAATATCATTGTAATTATGTAAGTTCATTATTTGTATAGTTGGACCTACACTTTTATATTTTACAAATTCTGCCCAACGTAACATATTTGTTTCTACAGTTTTCCAATCACTTCCCCAACGTATGTAATCATTTACTTTACCTATACCGTCAATACTAAAACACATATTAACAGTATCGAAACGTTTTAGTTCTTCATATACATTAGGATTAATAATTGTAGCATTAGTATTAAATCTTATTTCAACACTGTTATCTAACTTCTTAAGAAACTTATGTAAGCCTCTTACCATCATAGGTTCGCCACCTGTTAAGTACACTTCTCTAAGTTCAGGTAAACTTGCAAGGTAATCTCCACGTTCTTCTGTGTACCAATCGTAATTAGGAAACTGTTCATTACCCCAAGGCGATTCCATACCTTTTGCAATTAGTTCTTTATGATCCTGATTAACACCGCTTGATGTTGCAGGGTAACACATAGTACACTTTAAATTACAGTTACTACCAAAACGTAAATCAAGATGACTTACACCAGGCCCGTATGGTCTTGGTTTTGTACGTTGACTACCTTCACCGGACGCTTCTTGTATTTCGCATTTTTTACAAGCCTCTGGGAATTCATTATTATCAAACTTTTGAACTGCGTCTTTAAACACTTTACTTTCACGCCATTCTTCTATAGTGTGTGTTTGAATGTTTTCTTTGTTTGTAGGTTCGTTACTAATACAACACAGACGAAACTCGCCAGAAGTTCTAATGCAAACTTGATGATCTAAATATTTACACTTCACCGCAAGTTACCTCACATATTTTAAATCTATTGTCACTTGGATGATTTAGTATATCGCTTTCAAGTATTTCTTCTAATGGCATATTATTAACATTAGGCCATTCTACACTGTTACATTCTTTTGCATAAGGACTATCAGGATTTTTAGCATAACGATCACTTAACAAATAGCAACAAGGAAACACTTCGCCTGTATGACTTATTTGTATTTTTTGTTTTTTCTTCCACTTACAAGTTATACAACCTTTATCAAATCCTTTTTCAATCAAACCTTTTACACGTTTTACATTATCTAACTTACTTGTATCATATGCAATGGTACGTGCTTGTTCTTTTTTAGTTGCTTTAAAAGTTTCTACTGCTTCATTAATAACACTATCAATAGCAGTAAAAGTATAACCACCATTAATGTCAAAAACTTTGAAACCCATGTCTTTGCTTAATTCTTCTGCTTGTTCTATTTGATGTTTGTTATGTTCAAACACAAGCATACGCCAACGTGCAATACCACCTGAGTCTATAAATGCTTTTGCATTTTCCATAACACTTTTCCATACCACATGTCGTCTATATAAATGATTAGTATCTTCCAATCCGTCTATGCTAAAGGTAATAATTGCTTGAGGGAAGCCACTTAAAATTTGTGCTAACATTCTATATAAATTAGGTTTACCTATACCACCATTAGTGTGTATCATAATTTTACATTTTAATTTTTTTCTTGCATACTCTAATGCAAAAGGTAAATTAGGATTCATAATAGGATCGCCATAAGATCCATTAAAAATTATTTCATCAATTCCTTTAGCATTGTCAACAATGTTCTTCCAAGTGTCCATATCCATATGACCAAGAGGCATGTTAGGATTGACTTTTACTCCGTCAATATTCCGTGAGCAGTTACCGCACATAGCATTACAATGGCTCGTGAAGTCTACTACAAGTGTCTTTAAGTCCTTTTTTCGTACGAATGGCATCATAGTATTTACCGCCAAAAAAGTAGCACTTAATGAACCCTGGCAGGTAAATATGAGTATGCAGGAATTAGAAAAATACCATAGCGAACATGGCATCCTGAAGCAAGAATTATACCCAGATACATTTGATCCGAAGTGGTTAGTAATGGAAAGCGGTTGGGGTTATTTTCATCTTAGTGCTTTAGATAACCAACCATGGAAAGAAATGCACAAAGAAGCAGAAGCACTTGCTGATAAGTTTCATAGTCATAGAGAAGATAGTTATGGCAAAGGTTGGAAGAGTCTAACACTACATGGACTAAATGAAGATACACAAAGTTTAAATCAATATGGCGATAGAGATAAAGTTCTTGAAGAATTAGATTGGACTTGGGTAGCAGACGAATGTCCTGTTACTAAAAAGTTTTTAACAACAGTATGGCCTGCAGAGTTTTTAAATCGTGTAAGGTTTATGTTACTTGAACCAGGCGGTTACATACTACCACATCAAGATCGTAAAGACGAAGAAAAGCGTTTGAGTGTTTGTAACATCAGTCTAAACAATCCAGAAGAATGTCAATTTGTTTACAAAGACAAAGGCATTGTTCCTTTCAAAGACGAAGGTAGTGCGTTCTTAATGGATATTAGTAACGTACACAGTGTTTGGAATCGTAGCGACAAACCAAGAATACATATGATTATACATTACGAACTTGGTAGACGTACAAGAGATATGTTTTATACATTAAGGGAAAGTTTCTACACTAATAGGAGAACACTTGATGGATTGGAATAGTCTTACAGTTGATCGTTATTACGAAGATCTAAATTCTAATAACGAAGTTGGTGTAGGTATATTAGACATCACACGAGATATCGATAACGAATTTGTTGCCAAACGTACATTCGATATGACTTACTTCTACATTAACAGAATGATTAAAATGAACTTATGTTCATATGTAGGACGACATAAGACTGTAAAAGAAATATTAGAAAATGCAATTATAGAAGGTAAGAAATATTGCATGGTGGCATGCCAAGGATTACTATTATATAGAGGTCCAAGTTTAGTGCAGAAAAGTGTTGCATACGCAGAAAACAATCCGCAGTTTTTTGTTATAGGACATATTATGGACAAGCAAGGCCAACATCATTATCTAACCAAAGGTGCTTATCCTGGATTACATAGACAATACTTGTTTGTAAATTTAAACAAATGGGTTGAATTAGGACAACCAGAGTTTGATGAACTTGGTGTGTTTACTGACCGACCAAGAAACTACCGCAATGTAGAATACAGTGAAGAAAAGGTTCACAGTGAATATACACCTAAGTGGGTAAAAGGTGCAGAAGGTTATATGCAGAGTACTATTACTGCTGATGGAAGTAACTGGATACATCTTGCCGCAGAAAATGATATTACTATTGACAATCTTGATAACGATATGCGAGAATGTAAAGTATTTTTATATCCTTACAACAAGCCAGACATACTTGAAAAGGTATGGTTAGATAAAACTAATGACAAACTTGTTGATCAATTAAACTACAGTCAACGTGCATGGATACGTAAATTAGGATATCAAGAAGAAATAGAAAAGAACAGAGTGTATGCTTTTAACACAGAAAGATTAAGTGGAGAAGGTGTACGTACAAGTACTTTTATAGATCATTTCTTTAGTGCGGCCGCAGGATTTAAACCACTTGCAATATTAAATGCAAACGGCTTTCATGAAGGTACTACAGTACATTACTTTGATTGGTGCGAAGCAAGTTTAAACTATAAGAAGCATTTATTAGAAACTTGGGACGGTTATGATTTGGATAAATGGCTCTTAGAAAACGATTTACAGTATAATTTCAGTAGCACTTACCGTGCCAACTATAAACAATTCTGGGAACAAGAACTAAAAGAGTTCGGTGGAAACCTTGCTTTTCAAAGATTATGGTCAAGGTATAGAGATTTAAAACATGAGTTTCATGTAATTGATATTGTACAAGACAGTGATAAACTGTTTGATATAATAGATAATGTACACGGAACAAAAGTATTATGGACTACAAACATATGGTCAAGCGAAATGCTACAATGGAATATAGAACCAGAAGAACTTGAAAAGCATTACACAAAATTTAAAAGCAGAGTAAAAAATCTCGTAGTATACGGACACGATTACTGCGGTATTGATTTAAACGATAGTGTCAAAGGAAACTATACACATGTCAAATTTTAGAATAGAACGGGTTGGCAGATATTGTAGAATAGCAGATTGGCAAGTAAATGTTGACCTAACAGATTATTATAAAAGAGCAAAAGAAAAAGGCTTTGTTAATAATGCAAGTCGTGAAATGCTTATTGATTGTTTTAATAATGAAAGCCAAATGCACTTGTTCTTACTTTACGAAGATGATACAATTATTGGAACACAGGTGTTACATACGTTTCCAGAGATGGGACCTAATTGTTGGAGAGTAGGAAGAACAAGTTTACTTGTACCACCATTAGGCAAAGGCAAAAGTATTATTACAAAGTTTCAAAATCATACAGATCAATTTTTACATCCTGCCGTTATTAAATTTGTATCAGAACGCAAAGGTGAATTGTATTCAACTACAAATATGAATCCAGAAGCCAAACAAAATCAATCACACTTAATATATTTTCCTTTAATAGAAAAGATGGGTGTAGTTGATAAAGTTGGAGATATGGATTACAGATATACCAAACAGTCAGTTTGGAAATTTAACTTTAATCGTTTTTGGGAATTGTATAACTTATTTCCTAAATGGAATTAAGCAATCATTGCCACCCACGCCGCGCCTGTATAGAACACTGGGTAAGGTGTTGATCCACTGTAACTTGCTGGATCCCAATTAGTTTTGTTAGCAACTGCAATCATTCCAATAACTGGAGTAGCCGGAGCCGCCGTTTGTGGTTCCAATGTCATTACACCTTCAACGTCAAGTGTTGATCTTGCACTTGTTCTGTTAACTGCAAGTTGACCTTTAGCGTCAAACAACATTGTTTTAGCAACAGGTGTTGTACCTGTGCCTGCGTTAGTTACAAATTCAATTTGACCTTTTGCAGTATCGTTTGCAATAGCCTCAGTTGGATCTGATCTAAATAAAATTAATGAAGAAAGAACTTTCTTTCCAGTACCGTTACCATCAAAGTCTGGATCAAATGCCAATGCACTTAATTCACCAATGTAATTACCTGATGTAATTTTAACTTCACTACCACTGCCGTCAAAGCCACCGTAGTAACCGTTAATTGAAAAACCTGAAATGTTTGCTGATGTGTTACCGTTTAATCCGTTAACTCTAATTGCTGTCGCTTCATCTCTGTTGTATGCTTCAAGTACTGTTGAAGTTGATTCAGTTTTGTTACTAACTTCTACGTTACCTGTAGATGATGTAAGTGAGTCAGCAGTAATATCCATTACGCCATTGTAAAGTCTTACTGTACTTGATATACCATCAACAAGTAGTGTTGAGTCATCGCCAAATACTGAACCTTTTAGATCAGCATTTAAGTTTACGATAGATGCGTTAGCAAGATCTAAGTCACCTGGCTTCCACTGTGAATTTGTATCATCCCATACCAAGTATTGTCCTGGTGTTGGTTCGTCTGCACCTGATGTACTAACATCACCTAAGCCGTCAATACTCTTACTTGCAAGTTGTGTATCAAAGTTAAAACTTGCGAAATCTTCGTCTGCTACTTCCCAGTTAGTTGTAGATGCATTGTATTTTAAAATTTTGTTATTAACAACACCTGTTACATCAACATCTGTTAATGCACCAATAGTAGTTGTAAGGTTAAGTGTAGACGCTTCAAAACGTGCATTTGATGTATTCCAAGCAAGTACTTGTCCTGTTGCTGGTGCTAATGAAGGATCAACGTCTGTTAGTTTAGCAATTGAAATTGGAGGATTAACTGCAATACCGCCGCTTGTTGCTCCGTCACCTATGTATAATGTGCCGTTTTCACCGTTAATGTTTACTTTATCAGTTACCCAAATAGGTTCTGCAAGGGCAGGATTAGCGCCAGTCATTGCGCCACGTTCTGCTGTTGTACCTCGTCTAATCTTAAGTGCCATACTTACCTACTCCAAATTTGTTTTGCTATATGTATTTATCCAATACCAATTGTTTTACTATAATGTATTTATTTCTTGAAACGTGCTTTTTTAAATAGGTTTTTGGTGCCTTTTTGTACGTCTTCTTTGATCTTCTTACTGTCCACTGCAAAGTCTACATTCTGTATTGTAGTGCCGTATTCATTGAATAGTTCGCGGATATCTTTCTCAAAACGCTTCTGAGACAGCGAAGGCGTACATTCTATGATCCACTTTTTCCTATTGGAAAACGTTACCTCTATATGCTGAAGGTATTCGAGTGGTATAGTTTTTACTTCTATGCCCTCGAATACTTCAGGCCAATGTCTAATAACGTCCGCAGGAAGTTTTAGTAGTTTCTTCCTCGGCATAGCGGTGCTACGCTTTTTTCTTTTTGGTCGGAACCAACGCCTCAGCATCACGCCTCAATTGAGCCGCTTCTTTGCTTAAACGATCTGCTTGAGATCTGTAAGATTTTGCTAAATCTTCATCACTCATTACACCATCACTTGATGCTGGTGTAGTAGGTTCATTGCTTGGTGCATACGCATCAGCACTTGCAGGTGTTTCACTAACAGTTGCAACGTCCTGTGTATCGTCCTTAAGAGCCAAGTCAGCAATGCTAACACCTTTTTGCTCTGCAATAACCTTGTTTAATTCAGCAAGATTAATAGTGTCAGTGTTTGTAGGCATCATGTCTACATCTGTTGTTGGTACTCTTTGCAATTTACCAGTAGAATGGAATCTTGCTAACATAACACTACCGTCTGAAAGACGTGTACGTGCCATTGCTTCAGCAAGTTCGCCAGCATCTTGTCCTGCTGGTGATTCTACTAATTGCATTAAGATATCGTGATCTGAATCTGTTAAGTTTTCAGTCGATACGATCAATGCATGTTCTGGATCATTAGGAAGGGTTCTGTATGCAACAGCCACCTTTCTTTTATTTGACTTTAATTTGCCAATATGTTTAATCGCCATTATTTCTTCTCCGTTGTTGGTGCAGTTGGTTCAGCACTCATTGCCGCCGCCGCGTCTGCTCCACTAATAGGTTGTGCCGTTGCTGGAACTCCCTCTGGTGTTGCTGGTGCGTTTTGGTCTTGCTGAGCCTTCTGTACCTGCTGAAGGAACATATCTAACTTGTTGTAAGTAGTTCCAACTGCTTGTAATTCATTTGCTTTGAAGGCGCCACGTTGTGTAGCGATATCAATCACAGTTCTTAATGTATTTAGATCTTGAACTGTAAGATCTACCTGCCCACCTGCCGCTGGAGCATTTGCCGATGCTTCAGTAGGTGCCGCAGTCTTTTGGTTTGTATCAGACATTGTCTTCTCCTTTGTTAACTTATTAATGTATATACTTAATTACTTATTTGTATTTTAAATGAGGACACGCCAAAGCGAAATATGAAAGTTCTTTTGGATCCTCAAATCCAATTCTGAGTTTACTTGCTACTTCATTAGAGTCTGTTAAGGTAACGTTTTTACCTACGTAAAAGCGACTCTTACAATTGGTAAGTATCCAATTACTGATTGCTTTTTCAATATTATAATTTGGTGAAATTTCCATGTACTCTAAATGCGAGCCTGGATAATCTAACTTCCTTATGCCGAAAAAATTAAGCGGATTTGGTTTCATCTTCATAGTGGGTTGTAACTCCAAAAGGTGCTTGTAAATTTTTATCATGGTTACTATGGATTACAAATACAGTATCACAGTAATCTTCGTCACCCCATGTGTCCCAAGTATAACCATCAGTAAACATAATGAACTTCTTAGGATTAATATCATTCGCTTTCATGTATTCCCAATTTGCCATAAAGTCAGTACCGCCACCGCCAGCAACTTCATACTCTAATAGGTTGTCATTACTTGCGTCAAAATCTTGTTCATTGTAAACTTCTGTATCGAAACACCATAGTTTAATTTTATAATCTTGGTATTGTTCCATAATACCTTTGATCTCTGATAAAAATATCTGTGCTTGTTTATTACTAATACTACCTGACATATCAATAGCAATACACAAGTCAATAGTTTCATCATAGTTTAGTCCTGGAAGGATAGCACTTGTATGCCAAGCCTTACGTGAAGGACGAGTAAATGTATAATCATTTCTAATTGTACTTTGAATCTGTTGCTGAAGTAATTCTCTCCAGTTCATCTTAGGTTCAGTAAGTTCCTTAATCATACGTTCGATTTCTTTAGGCATATTACCTGCACCAGCCGCCTGTGCTGATTGTAACATACTGTCTTTGATCTCGTCACGTATCTTTTTAAGTTCTTCTTTACTGTATGAAGGTTTGTCTCCTTTATCTTTACCACCTTTAGAAGGTGCTTTACCTTTTGGCTGATTCTCTTTATCCCAGTCAATGTGTTCGTCAAGTAATTGACCAAGTTGTTCTAATTCTTCTTCATCATACTTTTGATAGATATCATCATATACAGCCTCTGACGTCCAACCATCATATTTAAAGTCTTGGAAAATTGGAATGTCTCTCGGCTTTTCACCAATGTTATCTCTAACAAGTGTATTGTTTACAATATAGTCTGCGGCAATGTTATGTATCTGTGGATCTCTATCTTCTCTACGTGTCATATGGTCAAATACACAATGCATAATTTCATGTGCAATAACAAATTCAACTTCTTTATTAGACATCTTAGCAAAGAATGGAACACTATAAAATAAGTGTCTGCCATCTGTTGCGGCAGTAGGACACCAATCACTTGCTTCTTTAATGATAAGTCTTGTAGCCATGTTACCAAAGAACGGATGTCTTAGCAACAAACCAACACGAGCAACGATGATACGATCTTTTACTTCTGCACGAAGTTCGTCAGTTATCTCAGGCTGTTCATCAGCCTTCTTCTTAATCTCTTCCCATCTATCTAAAACTTCTTGATCTTGTGTTGCCATGTGCCTATTCCTTATTGTTTATAATATTATTATAGTATATTTAATTGGATTTGTCAATCAAAAAAATGGGGTAGTATACCAAAATATACTACCCCAAAGTTGTTACGAAGCCTGTGCGGCAGTTACGTACTTTCCAAACTTTTCATGGAACTCATCAAAACAGTCAACTTCATCTGGATCGATTGGAAGTTGGTATTGTGTAAGTGCCAATTTGATACCCATTACAACTAATTCAGTATCAAAGTTCTTCATAGCAAACAATAAGAAGTTATTAACCATAGAGTCAAATTTCTTATCGCCTTTGTCGCTGGCTTCTTTTAGTTCATAGCAGAGCGAAACTGTTAAGGAATACATGGCACTGATTTCTTTAGTTTCTAACTCTGTTACCTTACCTTTCAAAATCTCCGATGGATTCGGAAGTTTTGAAGCCATCTTACGATGGGCCATGAACTTCACTGCAAGGCCTTCGCCTACAGAACCACTAACCAAATCGGTAGTGGTATTCTCGTCATCATCGTCTTCAAGTAACTCAGACACAAATGACCAAGAACGAGGTGTAGCAAATGAACGACTTGGTGACTTAGGATCAAAGTCATATAAGTCCTTCTTGCTAAAGGTCAAGTAACCCACAACGTCTGTGTGGATTTTATTCTCAGTTGCCCACTGAAACCAATCATCAAAGTCCACCTTAAGTTCTAAGTGAACAAATCTGTTTGCCAATGGTGCAGGCATTCTGTATGTAACACCCTTATCAGCATCTCTGTTACCAGCCGCTACGATAAGAACGTTATCAGGTAGTACATAAGTACCAACCCTACGATTCAAAATTAACTGATAAGCCGCCGCTTGTACAGCCGGAGCCGCCGAGTTCATCTCGTCCAAGAATAAAACAATGGTCTTATATTTCTTAGCCATTGCCGCATCTGGAAGTTCCATTGGCGGTGCCCATTTCATTGTATTATCATTTGCGGCATAATACGGCATACCTTTAATGTCCGTAGGATCCCACAATGACAAACGAATGTCGATTAGTTTTGAATCTTCAAAAGTATTAGTGATTTGACTTACAATGTCCGACTTACCAATACCTGGAGGTCCCCAAATAAAGATTGGACGTTGTTTCTTCATAGCCCTAAGGATACTTTTCTTAGCATCATTTGGACCAATTGTTCTTGTTGCAATGTTTTCCATTTTGTACTCCTTATACGTTTACTTCAGTGCCATACTTAATTTCTAAGTATGTATATATAATACAGTCATTAGGAGCAAAGGTCAACCATTATTTGCACTTTTTTTAAATTATTTTTGGATAAGGCTTACCAAAATAAGCCAGTAAAATCAAGAGGTTAGTTCTTCGTCGGCTCTTTTCAATGCTTTTGTAAGGCCATATTTCTTAACATCTCCACTAAAAAGATGTAATTCGAGTGCTTTCTTTTCGTCAAATACAGTGATTCCTCTGTTAGTTAGATAGTATGGACACGTAATAAAACGGTCTAACCAAATTACTGTATTAGTTGTAAGTTGAAAGTCTTCTGGGAAAGGAACATCATATGATACTAAATCTAATTTTTCTGTGAGAAATAGCATACCAGCATCAGTTAATCTTAAGCCACCTTCGTCTTTGGCTCTTGTGTTTTGCCACCATGCAGGCAAATACTGCTTCATGGTTGCTTCGTTAATGCTAATGTCTGCTTGTTTTAAGAAGACCTTTGTATAGGTTTCTTTCCAATTCATTTACTTCTTCTTTGGCTTGGGTGGTGTAACTATACCTTCACGGATTAATTTTTCTCTGTTTGCCATGTGTTTCATTTGAACTTCTTCTTTCGATCCGCCGAAGTATGCTACAGCATATCCCTCTTCAATAAGTATGTCAGTGCATCTTTTGTCGTCTTTGGTGATAAAGTCTCCAAGGATTCTTCCGAACTTTCCTTTTTTATCTTCACCGCTTCTGTCGATTTCTGTTTTAAGGATTTGTATGGATCCGATTGGTAACAGGTCTTTAAGTTTGGCTTTCGATGCGAGTCCAAATGCTTTCTCCACTTTATCACGTGTTCTTGATTCAGGAGTGTCTATACCCATCATTCGAACACGTTCTTTGTGCATCCACATGCCAAAGCCAAGATCGATATCTACGTCAACGGTATCACCGTCTACTACTCTTAAAATTTTACATTTATATTCATACATTTATTTGCCCTCTGTAATTACTGTTCCATCTTTAAGTTCTACAACAGTAAACTCGCTACAGTTAAACAAGTCGTTTAACTTCTTAGCAAGGTTGTGTGCATGTCCTGGATTACTAAAAGAAACTTTCTTGTACTTAGGTCCTGGAAAACTTGATAATGAATTTTGTGTTTTTAGATTGAAAGGTTTTCCCTGATAGAAAACTGCCCAAATCGCATCGGCCGCGAGTATCTGATCTGACTTGTAAGTCTTCTTATCAATGTACTCCAACAGTATTGTTGGTTTAGGTCTACTCATATACGTTGTTCCTCTTTTATAAACTACGTATATATTTATCCTAATTCTCAGTAATTGTTATGTTGAATGCTGTCGTTATTCTCGGTACATCAGATTTTTGTACAGGAATACTATGATTTAAATAGGGTGGAAAGAATATCATATCGCCTTCTAAGGCGTCTGCATTAACGACTTCTTTTGGCCACATTGTAGGTAAGTTATTTGTAATAGGCGTAGGAGCACTACTACGTATGCCATCGCTTGATGGATTATAAAATATTGTAGGAGTATGATGTTCAGGATCGTACTTTACATAATGTACTGCACTAATTTGTATTGTTCTTGGACTTGATAAGTGATTGTGTGTTTCTCCCCAACCGCCTTTTCCTGTTACGTTATACCAAGCATCAATACCAACCTTCCAGTTGTGCGAATCTTTATATCCGTATTCGTTTAGAAACTCTTGTATCGTTGATTGATACTTTGGAAGAATGTCTTCCCAGTCTACTGGCCGAGCGCCTGAAAAATAATCACTGTATACATTGCAGAAATCGCAATTAGGACCTTTAACATTATATTCACTTTCTATGTTTGAGACGAAGAAACTTTTTAGTTCTTCTTGTTGCTTAACTTTTACCTTGTATATATCTGTTGAAAACAAAGTTTGTTTTATCATTACTCTTTGAATCCACCACCGTCCATCTCTACGTTAATAACTTCTGATTCTTTTTCTATTGCTTTGGTAGAAATAAATTCTTCTATGTTACCAAGTAGACGGGCATTGATTTGCCCTAATGTAAATGCAAGTAATTTAGCATCGTCGAGTGTTAGTCTTACATCATGTGCATTGCTTGACTCGGCGGCCTTTACTTGCGAAAAGAACTTTTCTAAAGGAACTGTATTAATTGGCTCTTTTTGCATCTGCATTTGCCTTTGATAGTTCCGAACGCATTTCGAGTTCTGTTTTGAAAGGTCCTTTTGAAACATAATTTTCACAAGTTACCATCTTAGGACAAAAACTTCTTACCCAGCCTTTGTCAAATTTAATAATGTAGTAACCTGCACAATATAAACTTTTAGATTTTTTACTCTTTGTAAACAAAGGTAACTTCTTTTTTACATCATACATACTATTGTGTGGTACACATGAAGTTGGAAATCCATGTACTTCTTTATCTGCAACCTTATCTTTGTTTGCATCAGAAATAGTTGTTTCCCATTCGATAGCAATCTCTTTACTTAACTGCTTTTCGCTTTCATAAAATTTTGTATGTGTATTGCAACAGTACATATAAGTTTTATCTTCTTGTTTAGAAAGAGTACCGATACGTTCACCGTCCTCTTCAACAATCCAAAACTTGCCTGCTACAATAGATTTTCCTTTAATAGTCATTTATTCCTCCTAATACTTCAGTTGTTATGACAGTTACATCTAAACTTTTGTTTGACGCCACGGCCGCATATAATCTTGTTCTGCCATCGATAACAAATCGACCGCTGTCTAATTCTATAATCAAAGGTGGGCGACATGACCCGGCTTCTACTGCTTCAATAATAGGCTCTAAAGGAAACTCTCTTTCTCTACTATCACGTTTATCACGTGCAGTTAGTTCCTTAATGTACACTTCTCTATACCCTTCTTTACCACTTATATCCTGTAATGCTTTAAGCATATAAGGGTCTTGAGGCATATTGTCTAAGTTATTTAACTTCGTTATTTCGCTAACTGACATATTTTGGACAGGTAAATCGTCTAAAATAGTACCTAATTTCTTGGCTACGTTCTCCCTTAATACAACCATTCTACGTGTTTCTACACCGCCATTTAAGAACGGAAATTTAGTAGTAACGGCTTTTTGTACATCAGGATCTAATGAGCAAAGTAGTTCATATGCGTCAGCATAATTTTCGTCCATTAGTTGCATACGTATCTCGCATTTAATGGCTCGCTATAACTCTGTACTTGTTCACCTACTTTTACCAAGTCGTGTTTAGCACAGAACTTCATAAGTTTAATACCTACTTGTGTAATTGCCTTAGGCTCTACTGTAGCATCTTTGATTACACTATCAATAATACTTCTAATGTTATCTGGCTGTGCAGTCAAATCACAAAGTGTTACGTTACGAGTATAGTCATCTAATACTCTATGTTCGTCACCATTATGATCTACCCAACGTTGTAACATCAAGTTATTCCAGTTGTAGCCTTTGCTATCCTTGTCAGCAAACGCCTCTGTTAAGCCTACCTTGTTCTTTGTACCTTTTACTCTTACACCAGGATATGCACTGAACACGTTATCACTTGTGTCACCTCGCATACACTTTTCAAACAATAACCATTGTGGATTAGGTGCAGGACGTTCTGCCTTAGTTTTCTTATCTATAACACGATTACCTTTCTTATCAAAGTAACCTTCATGTGTAATAGTCATGTCTTGAATACCATTGTATTGTTTACAGTTAGGAGCAATAAGTTGTGCAAAGTCGCCATCAGTTGAAACAATAACATGATTATCATTAGGGTGTGCTTGTACCCAACCTGCAATCAAGTCATCTGCTTCAAGTTCAGGATGTTGTAATACAGAACAATTAGTTTTATTACCTACGAAATCTTTGAACTCATCAAACATTTCCCAGAACACTTCATCTTCTTCTTGTTGTTGTGGAGTAGCCGCCGCTCGTGCATCACTTCTATTTCGCTTGTACGGCTCATAAAAGTCCTTACGCCAACTACGACCTTCTAAACAAAATACAACATGCGACCCATCAAAGTCCTGCCAAGCCTTTCTTACACCAGCAAGTGTAATATGAAAAGCCATACCAACCTTATCTGTAAGGTTACCACGAATTACGTGTCTTGCACGAAAAAATGTGTTAGCAGTATCAACGAGTATGTATGTCATTTAGTTGTCCTCTTGTAATAAAATATAGTGTTATTATACTACTTTTTAGTACTGTTGTCAACCTGTTTATTTGCTTCTGCTTGTGCTTTATACTTTTCTTGTATTTTGGTTAGCACTTCTTTGTTCATAAACGGAATGGCATTCATTTCTTCGTGATTGAATGAACCCGTTAATCTTAAATCAAATGCTACACTAACTCTTGGATCTTTTGAATCATGCTCACCTGTATAGTGTTGTGTGCTACTCGGGAACATTACACAGCCACCTTTTTTATTTGGTAAGCCAAGTTTTGATTCAGGATCATAACAACTTCTGTAAAATGTTGCAGTTGAATAATCTTCCAAATGCATATTACCACTCAAATAAGAATCTGGTTGAGCACCGTGTGAGTGCGGTTCCATTGCTTCATTTTGTTTAAGAATGTTTGCCCAACATACAATCTGCAAGTCTTTAAGTTCAAGTTGTGCAGTTTGCACGTACTCAATATATGAATATCTTAAAAACGTTAGCAGTTCATTAAATGCAGGATCGTCTTGTGATAGTAAGTTATACTTTCCAAAACGTGTTGTAATATGATCTTTGCTTAGACCTGTACCACCTGTTGAGGTATATTCGTAATCTAAGATAGTCTTCTCGTTATCAATTATCCATTTTTTAATGGCATCTACATGCTCATGGTCAGTCCAGTTTGTTAACCAAAGAGGAATATTCCAACTTGGTGCAAACTCTGTTAATGGATGAAAACTTTTAATTCTTACAATACTCACTACTTAATCTTCTTTCCGATATGACACATTTCTTTTAGTATCATTCTTAAATTTCTTGCAATCTTATATAGAAAAAATACTCCTGCAATCATTATTGCGGTATCTAAATATTCAATTATCATTTTACCTCCGATTTATCTTTGCTTATTTTTGTTGTGTTAATATAACCTGCACCTCTTGTAGTGTCCATGCCTTCTTCTGCAAGTACATTTCTTGCGAGGTCTTTAAACCACAGGTCAACAATTTCTTCATTTGACTCACCTTTGTAACCAGCATCAAGCAGTTGCTCAATAAACTCGTTGTTCCAGTCAAGTTCAAAGAAACCATTTTTAATATTATCTTTGTTTACTTGTGTATCAAGTACGCCAACCCAAGGTTTCTTAGCCTTAGTTGCCGCTTCTTTTTCTTTTAACATAAGATCTCTATGCGAGAGCTCAGTTCCTTTTGTAGCCTTTTTCATGCCTAACATGTCTTTCATTTTATCTAACATATTCACCATCCTGCCTTTCTAATAGCATCTTCGTCAAGTTGCTTGTTTTTGTTTTTCTTCTTACGTTTCACTTCGTCACGTGCCTCGTTCATTTCTTTATATGGATATAAACCGTCTGAATGTAAATGTACATCATTATCGACTTTTACTTTTTTCTTTGTTAACTTCTTAACAAGTAATGGAAGATACACACTTACGCCTACAACCGTCCAAAAGGTTGCCAGCACTGTGAAATATAACTTCCAGTTAGCAATGTCTACCGCCATACCTAACGTAACACCACCTATCCATACATAATCTAATAAGGCATGGAAACGTTTCCAATTACTTCCATACTTGGCTATTAGTGCTTCTCTCTTATGTGCAAACCAAGGGTGTACGTGTCGCATGATCACGAACCCTTCGTTCAATACCATAACAGTAAATCCTAACCAAAATATCATATTATGTTCCTATGGCGTTACCAAACAAGTAAACGTGTACTCGTGCCGCCACATTATATCCTCTCTGAAAAGCCATCTTTGCAACATCACCTGCCGTTGCAGTTTGCTCTTCTTCTCTGGCTCCTACAGGCATAACCCATACAGGCCATTCAACGCCTTCTGCTCTAAATTTTTCTATAACAGAATCCATTTCATCCCATTGTCTTTGTTCAGAACCAACAACAAACTTTAATTGTCCTGCTTTAGATAGTTCTGCATATTCGCCAACTACTTCTGGAATAATTGCTTTTTTACTTTCTTCACCTGCTACTGTCCATAATTTAGGACTACAACTAAAGAATACTTCTTCATTAATTCTTTTTACCCATTCTTTAAATGGATCTCTTAACTTCTGTGTGCCGTTAGTTTCAAACGTCATGCTATCAGGCAAGTTACCTTGTCTTTCAAGTTCTTCATATATTCCAACACTTGCCGCCTGTCCTGTAACCATTAAAGGTTCACCGCCAGTAAAACATAAGTGTTGTCTTTGTTTACTCATAGGATGAAGAAACAATCCTTCTGGATTGCTATCTGTTTTTAATATATCAACAATCTTATTTGCTAATACAGTAGGAGTTTCTTGTCCCATTAAGTGTTTATACTTCTTTGCCCAAGTATAAGAACTATCGCAACCTTTTTCCCATACAGGTAAGTCTTCAACTCTTTTTACTTGGCTTACGTCATAATCCAGGAACGGCAGGTCATATGTATCCGGGTTAGTTGGATCTACTTGACCAAAGCCGCTACACTGTAAGTTACACAAGAAGAATCTAATCCATGCTGTCGGAACACCAGTATAGTGTCCTTCACCTTGAATGGAGTGAAATATCTCACTGTAATAATACTTCTTCTCAGTTGTCATTATAAGAGCCTCCTAACAAGCAAACTGTTGTTGCAGTTTTACGTTGTCTATAAACTCTTTTTTAGTTGCTGGATCGTCTTTAAATGCTCCACGTAATACAGTAGTCTGCGTTAAAGAACTATGTGCTTTAATACCTCTGTTCTCACAACAACCATGTGTTGCTTGTACATAAACACCAACGTGTTCACTACCTGTTTCTTTTTGTATTGCATTTGCAATCATAACATTAAGTTCTTCTTGCAATGTTCCACGTGTTGCACACCATTGTGCGATCCTTGTGTACTTACTAAGACCTAAAAGTTTCGGACCTGCAATGATACCAATGTATGCTACTCCTTTAACAGTCTGGTGATGATGTGAACATAAACTTGTAAGTTCACTCCTTACTACCAACATACCTTCATAACCACCTTCAATGTAGTTTGGAAATGCACTTGGGTTAGGCATCTTATCATAACGTCCGGCCATAATCTCATTAATGTACATCTTAGCCATACGTCTTGCAGTATCCATACTGTTAGGATCTGTTTCTGTATCAATTAACAGTTTTTGCAATACATTTTCAAAAGCAGGAATTGCCTCTTCGATAAGTGCTTGTTTGTCACCTTCTTCGAGTACTTCGCTAATATTATCATTAGCCCAGTAACGAATACCTTGCTCTTTTAGTTTTGCTTTTATTTCTTCTACTTTACTCATTTACTTCTCCGATGTTAAGGCAGTGGATTGCCTGTCTTAGTTGTATTATATTATACGATATATTTAGATCAATGTCAAACACTTTATATATGGATTTAACCAAAGTATTTGTTGAGCATTTCTAAACGATCGTGCGCCTGAGCCATTTTATCCAATTCCTTTTGGATGGTCTCAATAATATCTGAGTGTTCACCAATTCCAACTACCTGTTGCATGTACACTTCGATATTAGCCTTGTGCAAGTCAATCTCTGCTTCTGCATGTTTTCTTGCCGCATCTATCATTACTTGTTTCAACATAAACTTCCTTTCATGTTAGGGATATATTCGTTTGCAATAAGAGTATGTGCTTCTAAATTGAAATGCTCATCATCTACTACAAAGTCTTGTAATTCACCCTTGGTTAATAAAAACTGTGTTGCAGTTTTTTCTGATACGTCCGCTTGTACGTTCCCAATGATATTTAGATCTTTAGGTAGCCAAGTCTGGTCGTTTATGGCAAAGATTTTTAACACCGCGTTGTTTTCTTTGCACATTTGATTCCAAAGATATACTTCTTTGAAAAACTGTCTTTGATTAACAACAGTCATTACTTCGTACCATGCTTTTACTCTTTGGTAACCTTCCTGTTGTAAGTTTGGTTCAACTAAATCAAACGGATCAAACTTCATACTTAATGTTGGTTGTATTGCATAATCACCAGACATAGTTATACGTCCGCCATCAAAACTTTTAAGTTCGTCATTCCACATATTAATATTATAACAATCAATACGTCCTTTTGTTTCTTCTTGCATCATATGAGCATCAAGTGGAATAATGTTTTCGTAATAACAAGGATTACTAAATCCTAATCTATAACGATTCCAATATGTTTGTTGTATAACAACTTCGTCAATGTCGTCATACTTTTTAAACAAGAAAGCAAGACGCTCACTATAATCATACCAACCTCTACCAGGACAAGCAAATATCACACCGTCCTTGTTTTGATTGTTAATATAAACTTCCGCCCAGTTGTTATCATTCCAACGGTCACGTATACCATCGGGAGCAGGGAATTGATATCCTGCACTATGACTACAACCTATAACGGCAGTTCTCATTATACGCAATCTCCTTCAAGAAATAAATCTGGTTGTTTAGGATTTGAAATTGTATACTTTTGCATATTAGGAATAACTCCACGTACACCGCCTTTAGGATCAGACATGTCGCCTTTGCGTCTTGGAATTAAATGTACGTGTGGATACATAACAGTTTGTCCTGCTTCTTCTCCAACGTTCTGTCCTACATTAAAAGCATCACAGTAGCCACGTTCAACCCAATCGTAACCCCATTTATATGCCGCTTCCCAACACTTAACAATATCTTGCCAAGACTGCTCTTTCGGTACAAAAAGAAGATGTCCTTCTGTTACTGGATACTTGTCTTTAAAAACTGTAAAACCTTTAGCATCAAGTAAAACATCTTTCCATGGTGTTTCGTTAAATTGCATTTAATATACTCCTACGTTTTCCCAAGGATAAACCAACCAGACGTCTTCCTCGGCTTTGTTAACTTCATGACAACTATAACTCACCTGGCTAAAGTTGCTGGCTAAATTTTCTGTAAGTGTAGCAAATTTTACACTGTTTCCCCATACCGCATTCCAGGCAACATCTTCTTGTGGCAAACAACCACTTTGCCAATCATTCTTAATCCAATTAAATGTAGCACCAGTATCGTTGATGTCATCTACAATAAGTATCTTCTTTCTTAAACTTGGATCCCATCTTGAACCTGCAACCTTAGTTGTTGTACCTGTGGTATCTTCATTGTAACCAAATGCATCACTGGCCATCCAGGCGGCACTATCATTATAGCCACCTTTCTCTCCATCACGTAAACTTACCTTAAGTGCTTCGCAACGTATTCCTGTCATGTTACTAATAATAGTTGCAGGAACATTACCACCTCGTGTAATGCCTACAATATAGTCAGGACGCCAATCGTCCTTGTACATCTGATTTATAATACTTTGACACATATTTTCTACGTCAGTCCAAGTATAATAATGCTTCTTAACCATAGTTTCTCCTAATTTGTAATACGTCTTGATTACCTTGTTGAACAATTATTCCAGTACCGTTGCCTTTACCTGCCTCAACAAATTTAAGTGCAGGAACAAATCTTGCAGTGTTTCTAAATCCTGTAGCACTATGATTAATGCTACTCTTAAAGAAACAGAACCTGCCTGGTATTGGTGCGATACTTAACACCAATGGATCTGTGTTTCCTTGTATATCTTGAAGTTTATATCCATCAAGATCATCTTTAGTAATATAGAACTTTGTTTCTCCTTTATCATCAGGCTTCCATGATGTATTGCAGTAATAAAGCAATGTCCAATCACAATCATCTTTGTGATAGTATGCATCTTCGCCTGTTGCAAAAAAGTTTAAGTTACTTCTACGGTATTCTAATCCTTCAAGGTCTTTTAGTTTTTCATTAACTACGTTCCATAAAGTTTGCCATGAATGAGTAGGCTCAAAGTCAAAGCATTGTAATCCTGTAGGTGGTTGATCTGGATTGTCTCTCGTACCCCACTTAAACGGAACATCTTGAATATTCTTTTCAAGAGCACCTATAGTATTAGGTGTAAACACGTTATCGTATGTTATTATAAGTCCGCCAAAGTAAGATGTTCTATCCAATGTTATTCTCCCGTTCGTTCAAGTATTCTTCATTATGAACCCATCTGTAACCTGCATTGGCCCATTCATTACCTGAGTTACCATATACGAAACGTACAAATCCCCATTCCTTTTCTTTACGTCCCATATAAAAAATACTCCAACAAGGTATTTCATTTCCATCTTCGTCTTTAGCAAGTTCTAACCAATGTAAGTCATCTGCTTTTCTAAAACGGAAACTACCAGGTCCACGCCATACTTTTGTTGAACCAACGACAGCACCTTCCTGTGAATGTATTGGAATGTGTTCCCAATATCCACCTTTAATAATAAATGCTCCCCAATTCCAAGGATGATCATGCAATGTAGGTTCATCACTTACAAGAACCTTATGCAATGTAATATTGAAAGGAAACTTCTTTCTATCTTTTAGAAACAAGTAGTAACGAACAAGATATGGTATCTTGCCTGTTCTATCTGTAATAACTCGGCGTCTTCCGAGCATGTCCATTATTTTAGAAAGGAAGTTCATCTTTATAATCGTCTTTCACTAAATTGTATACTTCTAAAAATTTTTCATATTGTATTTTTAAAGCAGGATATTGTTTAATCATTTCTTGTACTTTGTATTCGCTTGGCCATGTTTCTTCTTTGTATGATGTGCCTGCAAAGTCAGTGTTAATTGTTAATGGAGTAGTACCGTCTTGACCATCTAAGTCTGAAATGTCAAATGTGTATGTTGGTGTTTCACTCACTATACCGCCAACTGTTTCACCACTGTATGTAAGTGTATAATCAGTGCTATCATCGTCCATCATTATCTCCAATAGTTTTATATAATGCTTTTCCTGAAAAGAACTCGCCTTTCAGTTTATTAACTTGTTGTTGTACTTTTAGCAAGTACTTGTCATAGTTCTCAACATAATCTGTAATAAGATTCATTACTTTTTGTTTATGTTTTTTGTAACTATCTAAGTCTTGTGTCCATTCACTTGGATATAAAAACTCTGGCAATGCCATTTCACTGTAACTTAATCTATCTGGCATCATTGGCAATGCATCTACAAGAGCACCTTCATACCAACTAATACCTAATGTTTCTTGTAAGTTAGCACTAAACACAACCTTTGCTTCACCTAATAAATTATGATATTCATTTTTAGTAAGTTCACGTTCTTGACAAATAACAAATTCGTATTGTGTCATGCTTTCTTTTAAATCTCTAAATATATCAACTTGCTTCTCTGGAGCAATTCTATGCGGAAACAAAATCATGTTTTTCTTTGTCATGCCTTTGTACTGTGCAAAACTATTTGCCAAGTACTCCATAGGCCAACCTACTATGTTTGACTTTGTTAATAATGTTGGAAAACTTTGTATATACAGTTGTTTATGAAACTCTGTTGCAAAAAAATTATTATCATAGCATTCATACATACTACGTTCTGCACTTCTACACCAATCAGCATCACCAATTAATCTTCCTAAGAAGTCTTGTGGATCATAACTGCCGGCGTGCCACATACCACCTACCTTAATCTTAACACCAAGTAATTCAGCCATATACTTTAATTGTATTACAGTTGGATTCCAAGCATCTGTGTATAGGAAGTAGTCGCCATCTTTAATTTCACCATTAGCAAATAGTCTGCTAATTTCTAACATTTGCTGAGACTTATAATTGTTAGTCCCTGCAAAGTTAAGGAATGCCCCAGGCGTTGTAGCCTGAGGCACTTCTCCGCCACTAATAACAACTACCTCAGAATTAGTTGCACGTTTCATTTGCTTTGGAAGATGTTCCTTCCACTGCTTTGTGTAACGTGTATCAACTGCTTCAATGTCTACGATGTAAATTGTCATTAGTGTCTCCTTATTTTAGTGCATACTTCTTTTGAAGTTGTTTCAACAATAGTCCGTATGCTGGTAGGAATACAATTAAGCCTACTGCAATTTTGAGTACAGTTTGTGATCCTGCAATCTCAACCCAGTTAGCCGCCATGTATTCATCTGCCGAGTTATTAAATGCGACAGCAAAGAACGTATACGTGTCAATGATGTTCGCCGCGATAGTAGATACCGCAGGTGCTAACCACCAATTCTTTGTAAACGCTTCTCTAATGTATTGGAATACATATACATCAAGCATTGTACCAATAGCATAAGCCGTTGCCGAAGCAAAACCAATACGCATTGCTACTGATTGTGGTGCTCCTTCTGCAAGTACAACTGCAATGGATCCAATGATTGCCAATGGATACGCCGCCGCGATTGTTGATCTTGCAATATTTTTTCCAAGTAGTCTAACAGTCAAGTCCGTTGCTATTACAACTAATGGGAAAGTAAATGCCGCCCACGTTAGTTTCACACCTGCAATTTCTACAGGGATTGCCACCAACGCATTTGAAACAGTGATCACGATAACGTGAAGTGCCACTAATTTCATCAGCATACTTTTATCTACGTCTTTGAACATTTAAGTCCTCCTATACATCTTCTTTTTATTTGGCTTGTACTTAGGCTTCTTGCCTTGAGTGAACAAAACGTATGTTCTCCAAGCCTCGCTTTTGTTGTTATAAAGATCACGTTCGTCAAAGCGATAAGAACGTCCGTAACCCGTTACCCAAGAAGTCTTTGAACAAAAGTCCTTGAATTTCTCGAGATCAGTGAACACCTGCTCATAGGCTTCACGATTAAATTTGAGTGACATCGCATTTTTCCTCTATCTTGCATACTCAATATGGGCACCGTTTTCTCCATCTTCACTTACGTCAATATGGACTTCACGGCCTGGGTGTTTAGCATTGATCTCTTTGTAAAGATCATCTGCCATCATTTCACAACTCTTATAATCTAACTCTAATGTTTTCTCCTCATAAAGTTTTTCTAACCATCTTTTAAATTGTATAAACTCGATATCTCTATCATTGTGTGTAACTGTGATTGCTACCTTAAAATGAAAGATGTGTCTGTGTGGATATCCTAAGAAACTAACATCATACTCATCACCTGTTGCAAGTGCTGGATCATCTAATGCCGCCGGATACTTGTGAATACCTTCCTTACGGAAAGTTACCCAAATCATTCGTTTTGCTGTATTCATAATTCTTGCCTTGTTGTCTTTATCTGATTGTTCTTTAATTAACTGATCTGTCATACTCATATTATAAAGCCTTTCGCCTCATTTGTCAATGGTTTTTCTTGATTTATTTTGGTTACCAAGTCATCGAATACGTTCAAAATATAATCTGTTTCGACTTTCTTAGTTTCATAAAAACTACAAAATTTAATTGTAGTTGTCGAGTATTGCCAAATACCGCAGTTATTTAGGAATGCTCGAATTTCGTTTAGTGTCTTTACGTCTCTACCTTTGTCCATTTTACAATTTAAGAAACTGTTTTTATATGATACATCAAAAGTTTCTACCTGTTCAAGTATCTCTGCAAGTTGTACCAAAAATTTTGTAACTTGATTTGTTACGTTAAACATCAATTTATTTTTATCACAGTATTCAAGTGCGGCCACTACCGCAGTTGCTCCTACAGGATCTTGGCTACGTGAGTTACCAACTGCTATAGGCAATGCCCAACCTGTGTCTGTTGGCTTTGAAATCTTATCATACATCTCTTTTGAAAGGCAAGTGATTGCAAAAGAACTAAATCCACCTGCAAGTGCTTTACCAAAACAAGCAATGTCAGGTTGTAGATTACGTTCCATGCTATGTGCGAAACTACCAAATCTATACATACCTGTAAATATTTCGTCAGCAATAATTTTATAATCGTATTTGAATTTACCTTGTTTAATTTTCTTAATAAGTTCATCGGACATTTCACTAACACCGTTAAACCAACTTACAGTATCACACAATACGGCACAAATGTTTCCTTGGTGTTTTTCTAATACAGTTGTAAAGTCATCATCATAAAAGTCTACATACTCTACATCAGGAAGGTGTGTACTCCAACCTCTGTAATCACTCATTGCCCAACCACTTAAACTTCCGCTATGGAAACTTCCTTTACGTACAAGTACTTTGTTTTTCTTTTTATTGTTGTAGTATTGGAAACAAAACTTTAGTGCATTGTCTGTTGCATCACTTCCGCTATGTGCTGGAATGAATGCAAAATAATCTGGAAGTTTCTTTTGTAATATATCTTCTAACTTTGTCCATATCTCAGGTTTAGCATTCCAATCGTTGCTTGGCCAAACTCTATGTGCATGAGAAATATGATATTGTATGTATTCGTTGTTAAAGCCTAATACGTTGCAACCTTTACCTGCACTAATGTCATAGTAGTTCTTTCCTTCCGAATCAATAAACCTTCCGTTAAAACTCGTAACAGTAGGCATTGTGTCAGTTGGATCGCAAAAACTATGCAGTAGTTTCATTTAGTCCTCCGAGGGGCTATCGTCGCCGTACTTTGACCAATCTGTAAATTTATCCCATTGTAGTAACGGGTGAACTTGATGTACCCATACACCTGGATTAGAATGATCAAAATCAGCATCGTCAATCTTAATACAAGCATTGTAGTTAAGTTGTTTTACGTATGGTAGTTTAACACTAATCATACTAATAAAATTATGTCTTTCATTGTAACCTGTTTCAAGTACCCAGTCATGATACTTTGCATCATAGTCAAGTGTTACAAGATATTTCTTGTCAAGCAATCCAAACACAAGATCGTCCCAACTTTCTTTAGGAACAAAACTATGATTAGCACCTAAGTAAATATGATCTACTACGTGTTTCTTTGCTTGTGCTAATACATCTTCTAATGGTTGACAACCTGTAACAAACAATGTGTCCATACCTTCAGCAGGAGTTTTTTCAACTTCATAACCTGTAAAGTAGATTACATCATCTTTTACGCCATCTGCATATTGTCTTTCCATATTATTCCTCTGTAAATAAATTGCCAAACTGTGTTTGTGCGTTTACTGTTTTCTTTCCTGTTGCGCCACGTGTTCCAATAATTGACATCCAGAACTTACTATAATGTTCAATTACTGCGTTCGCTTCATCTCTGCTGTCTGTTGCAAATATTGCCTCCACAACATCTCTAAAAAATAACCTGTCGAACCGTTCCTCCACAAGCATGTTCGGAATGACTCCATTGTCGTATTGTCTATTTGCTTCTTGTACTGCATTAATATGACTCCATACATTATGACCCATCTGGATCGCATATGAAAAACTATCCCAAGATGTTTTTCCTTCTTTGCCTATTTTGTTCAAGTCACCTTGTGCATACTTACAAATGTCTTGTGCAGTTAGTCCTGTTGTAATAGGCGAATCTTTAAAACTTGTATGCTTACCTTCTCTAACAAATGCTTGACTGAATGGCGTTGTATCAGTTGCTAATCCTTTATCATCAATGCTTGGCACCATTCTGTAAACCCATTTCTTACGATCTAATGTTTCAAGTTCGCAATAAATTTGTCCATTAGCAGTTGCTAAGAACGGACTTGCACAATCAAACGTAATCATAAAGTTTGGATTATGATACTTACGTACTGCTCTTTGTATATCTGTAAGTAGTGTTGCCCACTCTAATTTACTTGTACCTAAGAAGTGCATTACATCATGT